GAGGGCGGGGTCCACGCCTTCTTGCGTACGGTATTTTCACGTGACTGTACTTCACGGGGTGTGCGATCAGACATTGCCATTCTCCTTTGCGACTTGTTCAGCATACTTTTCGAGTGGGACACCCAGCCGCTTTGCAATAGCGACCTGAGTCTTCGTCAATACGATCTTTTTAGATCCATTGGCGGCTCTAGAAGCAGGAGCGACAACGTTTGCGGCAGGTCTTTTAACCTGAAACTTTTGGGGAAAGTTCTCCCGTATGCGAGCATCGATTTGCTCGAAGTAAGCGTCCGACCCAGCGACGTATCCACTACGGACGAGTTCATCGTGAATACCAAAAGCGGCACCTCTCATTACCGGATCGGTATCGAACCACTGGTTTTCCGATACCCACTGACGGGTGCGTTCGTCAGGAACAACAGCCGGTACTTGCGGTTCTACTGCATATTTTTGTTCTTGTAAAGGGGCTTGATACCTAGGCTGGTAATTTTCAACCTCCCGCTTTGCAACAACAATCTCAGAAAGTTTCTTCTGGGCGGCAATCATCTTTTCAGTGTCGCCAGCCTCATAAGCCTCTTTGTAATCACGTTCAGCCTGACTCAACTGGGCTTCGGCTCGTTGTTTGGTGGTTTCCACCAAAGCCTTTTCCCCGTGGGCTAGGCGCTCCTGCAATTGGCGATTCTGTTCGTATATGCTTTTCGCATAATTAACCGCTTCTTGCTGTTCTCTTAGGAAACGCTCTTTTTCACGGCGCTCGTCATGGTAAGCACGGCGCAGATCCTTGATCCGTTTCTGAACGTTCTCAGAGTACTGAGAAATTTCATCATCGGTGACCTCTACCTCTCCCTTCGGGGTTTTGCCCCGGTCTGGTTCGGGAGTGTCGTCTACGATCTCGATTTCCGGACCTTCGACTTCGATCTCCAGTTTGTTTTCTTGCTCAGACATAATTGCTCCTTAAATGCGGGTAACTACCCGTGGGTCGGCAACGACAGCCTCAACGGTGTCGTCGTTGATAATGCGAAATTCTTGGTCTCCCTCGGGGGTAACGACCTTGAATCTCGTTCCTGAGTACGACCTCATAATGATGAAGTCGCCCTCTTTGCACCAAGGACCGGCTGGGAATTTATCCGGGTCTTGGTACGCCTCTGGTCCAACTTTGACAACTAAACCAACGATGGACGCAATTTCCTCCTTTTTGCGTTCAGACTCAGCGATCAAGATTTTTGTGTCCTTGAACGTCTCCTCTTTTTTGGGAATGGCGATCAAAAGGCGGTAGCCCTTTGGCTCGGGAAGCATATGCATAACGTCATCACTCATCTGGCAAGTCCTCTAATAGTCTTATTACTCTCTGCAAACCACGAATCTCCCCCACCCTCTCTCGATAGGCGGGGTAGTCTTCAACAGGGTTAAAGGCGAGAGCCTCCTTTAACGCCTCTTGATCCTTTCTCAACTCACTTAGTAGATAGTCCCTTAGTGCCAATTTCGACTCCTAGTTTTACGCCTTCCAATCGCTCCTTAACGCTCAGATCCTTTTCTTGTTCTACGATCTGTGCCCCGATTTGCGCTCCTGCTACCTTTTCCTGAGAAGCGATCCGCTCACGCTCCCGCTGGTTGCGGGTCATGATGTCGAGTTCTCTGAGTTGAGCCTCTCGCTGGTCCTTCATCAACTGGCGCTGGAGGTTTCCTTCCTTGATTGCCAGTTCTTTCTGTTGCATCTGAACGACCGGATCTTGTTGCATTGCTTGAGCCTGTTGCTGTGCAACATCTGCCTCATTGCGCTGGAGCAGTTTCTCGCTGGCGGCGGCAACCGCACGGGAGAGTTCGACTTCAACTTCTTCAGGCAACTGCTCATCGGGCGGCGGGAGCGGAACGCCAAGCATTTTCTCCATCTCAACCCTGTACTGGTACGCCACGTGTTCAGCAATGTGCGCCTGTAGGGCGGCTTGCATACCTGCCGCATTGGGGTTTTGACCAATGAGTTTTTGCATCACCGGATCTTTGGCGGCATTCATATGCACCGCAATATGGGCTTCGTGGTCCTGATACAGGAAGGCTTTGACCGGTTTGCCCATCAACACAGCCATGTTCTCGCTGACCGGATCTTCTGGTTTTTGATCTTCTTCCAGCGGAACAATCTTTTGGACGTTCCGGATGCCCAAGACTTCCAGCATTTGCCGGTGGAGTTGGGGTAGGTCATAGATATTGGGTGCCGTGGTCGCCAGTTGGAGGGCGGCTTGGTACTGAACGACCCTCTGAGCCATTGTTGAGGCGTTGGGATCTGACACGGGAATGATGTCCACAATGTCGTAGTCCGCCTTTTTGGCTTTTTTGGGAGCGTTTTCTACCTCATAGGAATAAGACTCCGGGGTGTAGTCCCGGACAATCGAGGCGATGAGTTTAAACTCCGACTTCATTGCGGCGTGGACACGAGCCTGAACAGCGCTCATGACCTTCAGGGTCCGCTCAAGAATTGCCAGAGTCGTACCAACGGGGGCTTGGTTGGACATATCACCAACCTTGAGGTCTGCCACCGAGGCGAACTTGCGCCCTTCCATGACGATGGTGTTCAACAACTCATACAAAGTCCTGCTGGGTTCCTTGTAAGGCAGAGGAACAATCGAGTCTTTGATGGTCATTCCAGTGACATCAACGTCTCGCCACTCACCCGGAGCAATCGGAGTGTCGTCGCCCTTCACACGTAGGTCTTTGGACTTGAAGCCCCCGGGTAGGTTTGACAAAGTACCCGCATCAACGAGTTGACGAAGGATAGACGTAGCGGATTTTGCAAAGCCGCCCACGAGGTGAATCAGTCCAAAGCCATAAAACCCGAACCCGGGGATGTAAACATAGTGCGTAAAGTGCAAACGCTTTTGTTTAAACGGATCATCTTCGAGGTAATTGCGACGAATCGACAGAATCTGACCGCTTTCGGTCAATGTCATGACATAAGGCAGGGCAATGCCGTCCGGATCTTCGTATCCGGGCAGTTCATAGTCGATATGGACCTCATAAAGCATATGGCGGTCGTCATCAATGACCGTAATGCCTATCTCTTGGTCTTTTTTCTTCTCGATTTCGGTGACATTGCGCTGGGGTGGGTCTAATTCGATGTCCCGATAGAACCCAGCCACCTGAAGTTTCTTGATTTGGTTGGGGGTCTTACGCATTCGGTGCGTAATTCGGGGGGTTGAATGAAGATCCGATGCGCCGTAGGGCACGATCACGTCTTCTGCCGGTACAAACATGGCGACCTGACGGTCTAGGGTGGGGTCAAAGTAGACCTTTTTGAAGGCAGACCCTGATATGGGCAGGTTCCACAAAAGCCTTTCATGCTCATTTCGGTACTCAACCATTATTTCGGTGAGTTCGTAGTTCATGTCATCCTGAACACGAGCGGCGGCTTCTTCTTTTTCCCGGGTGATTTTGCCGATGATCTTGGTTTTTACTGGTCCCGAAGCGGGGAAAGTCTCAAGAATTGTCTCGGCTTGGAACTTAACAACCGACTCAGACAGGATTGGGTGGTAGACACCACAGGCTCCGTCCCACGGCTCGGTTCTTTCCTCAATGTTTAAACCAAGAAGGTCGATGCCTTCCTTGTAAGTTTTTTCCCACTCCTTTCGAGAATCCAAGTCGGTCTGGATTAGATCCAGAATATCGTCGGCAATCTCTTGAAGGTCGGCTTCTGGGATCTCATCGGCTAGGTTTGCGTCAAAACCTTTGACCTCGATCTCTACTTCGACGGCTGGCTCTTCGCCTTCCTCAGCCTCAATCTCGATTTCCAGTTCAATTCCCGGCTCTTCTGGGGCAAATTTCTCCAGACCCTGCGGGAGTTCATACAGTGATTTTTCAATTGCCATGTCGTGTCCTTAGTAATACGCCGCTTTGCGGGGTATAAACATTTTGTCCTCTTCGTCTGAAGACAGTTGAATGAAACCGCCCTGACGAAATCTCATCAGCGCAAGGGTTGTGGAGTCCACCAAGTCGTCATGATCGCCATTTGGGAACGAGGCAATCTCTTCGACCAGTTCATCTGCCCACTTCTTTTCTGGTCTCCACACCATTCCTGACGCAAACAAATCCGAAACGGCGTTTACACGGGCTATCTTATCCGAGCCTTTGGTGGGTGTGTACTCTGAGATGGGGATTCCCATTTTTCGGAGTTCGTAGATAAGGGGTGCTCCGGCGGCTTTTTTTTCAACAAGTAAGGTATCTGGGTTCCACTCTTTCCAGAGGTCGTAGGCTTGCCGTTTGAGTTCGGGGAACTCAAGTCTTTCTTTGTAAGCATCGAGTACGATAATGTTGGCGACTTCAATTCCGTCTACCTCCTTATAGACAACCCCCCAAGTCGTGC